TCCCGAGCGCCTCGTGGTCAACCGAGGGCCGGCAGACCAGGCCGGTGCCCACGATGCTGGTCCGGCTGCGCATGAGCGCGGCGCGCGCCGGCATGTAGTTCCGGCCGGCGTCGCGCGACCGGGCGCGAAGCGTGCGCTGCTCGGAGGCAGGCAGGTCGCTGGTGGCGCTGCCGACGGTGGCGAACCAGTTCTGCAGGCTGCGCAGGGTGCGCGAAGCACCGCGCCAGCGCGTTCCCTGGACTTCCGTCGGGCCGGAGGCCTGCGGCGTGGGCGAGTCGGCCGCCGCGGCGCGCTGCGCGCGGTCGATGGACACGACCGCGGCGAGGCGGTCGGCGGCGACGGCAGCGGAGGCGCGCGGCGCCATCAGTCCGGCACCGCGTAGGTGACGCGGGCGCGGCCGGTCTGCACGCCGCTGATCTGCCGGCGCAGCTGGGCGATGTAGCTGTCCAGCTGCTTCATGCCTTCGACGGAGTACTCGATCGTCCGGTCGCCATGCCGGAACGTGGTCCGTGCCTTGCCCGTCTTCCAGGCATGGCGGGCGGCGATCGCCTCGTCGAGTTGTTCCTGCAGTGTGGCCATGCGTCCCATCGGTGGGCCGGGGCCAACAAAAAGCCCCGCGCGATGGCGGGGCTTCGTGTAGCGGCTAACCCTGCCGCTGACTGATTGTTCGCACATTACGTCCGGACGCAACACATTTCTTTTTACAAGCTCAACTTTTTTTTACAAGGTGTTTTACAAGCCCCGGCGGCCGCGGAAGAGCCCTGCAAGCACATACCACCGGCGCGGCGTAGGCGAACTCGATGCGTGCTTTTCCATCGGACGGCTTGAGCGGTCGAAGCGTGCTGATCTCTTTCCACCCGCTCGCACGACCCTGGGCGTGCACGATGCGCCACGCGATGGCGCCGGCCGGCGCCCGTTCCCTAGGCATTGGCGGCCCGACGCGACTTGATTCGATACAGCGCTTCCGGCCGGCCACGACGCCCGGGTTCCGACACCAGGGTGCGCTCCAGGTGGCCGCTGCGATAGAGCTGACTCAGCACCGCGGCAGCGTTGGCGCTGGAGATGCCGATGGCATCGGCGATGTCACGCGAGGTCGCCGGCGTCTTCTCGACCTCCTGCAGGATCATGGCGCGGCGGCTGGGCATGGTCAGTTCTCCCTGGAAAGGGCGCCCTCGACGAACGCGAGGGCGGAGTTGAGGTAGGCGTAGTAGGACGTGCGGCTGACCTGCAGGCCCAGGCGCGACAGGCGGCGCAGCCGCTCCTGTTCCGGCTGTGTGCCGAGGGCGGACTCGACGCGCAGCACGCGCGCCTCCTTCCAGCGCCCCAGCTGGCGCATCCGCCGGACCACCGCCTCGACGCGGTCCGCGTCCTGGTCGCCGCTGGCCAGCGGCATGCCGTCGGGAGCGTCTTGCGGATAGACGCGGACCCACCGCTGCAGCTGCAGCTTGAGGTCGCGAACGGTCTCGGGCGCCGCCATCACCGCACCCCCGCACTGCGCGTCCCGCGCACGAAGCGCCGCGGCGCCGGCGGCACGGGACCGCGCAACACCTCGCGGGCGCGATCGCACAGCTCGCGCGGTAACAGGGCCACGATCGGCGTCTGGGGCTCGCCTCCGAGCTGGTCGACCAGGGCGCCGAGCACGGCATCCTCGGCTGGCGTGCCGGCCGCCGCGTGCCGCCAGTCGGCCAGCTCGGCGAGCGTCACGCGGGACATTGGATCGCGCTCGATCTTGCAGAGGATCGCGTCCAGGGCGACGCGGGCCGGCAGCGCTGGCACTGCCGCGGGCGCATCCTCCGGCGCCGCAGGCCTGGACGATGTTTCACGGGAATCCACGTCGGGCTGGTACGCCGTGGCGGACCCGGGCGGCGTCGTGCGCGTTCCACGGGAAACGACGGTCCAGTCGCCCTTGGCCAGGTCGATGATCCGCTGCTCGCGCGCATCCCAGTCCGCGGCGGTGGCGCGGTGCAGCCGCAGGTCGTGGTGATGGGTCGCGGCGTAGGCGTAGACGAACGTGTCGAGCGGTTCGTTGCGGACGCCGCCACGCACCTTCTCGTAGCGGTTCTTGCGCGGGTTGTAGGTCTCGCTGACCAGACCGTCGATGTAGAACTCATCCAGGTCCTCGCTCAGGTGGATCAGGCGGGCCTCGACCGAGCGGTCTGCGTCGGCGCCCAGGCGTGGGAACAGCCACTGCTTGATGCCCACCGTGCCCACTTGGTAGATGTGCACGCCCTTCTTGTCGCGCTGGCCCTTGTAGGTGACGTCCTCGAGTTTCGGGCGGCCCAGCACCGGGGCGTTGTTGGGCTTGGCGCCGAAGATGCACATGGCGCGGCGGATGCGTCGCTGGCGGCAGAAGTGCTTCACCGCCTCGGTGCGGTGGCCGCCGGCGTCGATGGCGGTGGCCTCGACCTGGACGTAGCCGCCGCGGGCATGCGCGATGGGCCGTCCCAGCAGGTCGACCAGGCGCGCCCACACTTCCTCCTCGGCCGGGTCGCCCGAGAGCTCGACGTAGTCCAACACCCAACAGGTCATGCCGCGTCCCCAACCGAGGATCTGCACGGCGAGGCGATCGTCCTGGGTGTCGACGCCGGCGGTGACTGCCAGCACGCCGATCGGCGCAACCCGCAGCCGGTACGGCTCCAAGCGATCCTTGATGATGTTCGGCTTGGCCTTCTTCGTGGACCCGTCTTCCCACGGCTCGGCCAGGCGATCGTTGATGAAGGTCTTGAGCTTGGCCGGGTCGCCTTGGGCGGCGAGCCACATCTGCACCAGGTCGAGCCAGCGCGGACCCAGCCCCATCGGGTAGTACAGCGCGTTGGCGTGATAGCCACGGATCTTCGCGCCGGGATTGCCGGCCACCCAGCGCCCGGCGGCGATGAGGCGCGTCTTCTGGTGCTCCTCGATGACCACGCCGCACTCGCGGCAGGCGTACCAGCAGCGCTGGCCATCCGGCGTCCAGTGCAGGCCGCTCCACTCGAACGGCTGCTCGTGACCGCAGTCGGGGCACGGCCAGTGCCAGCGGCGCTGGTCGGATTCGGCGTACAGCGCCGACACGCGGCACAGGCCGGCGATCTCCGGCGTGCCGACCTTGAACCGCTTGTAGTTCGGGAACGCCGAGGTGCGGCCGTTGAGCATCTCGTCCGGGTCGTCGCCGGACTTGAGCTGGGTGGCGAAGCTGGAGAACTCGTCGACCAGGATCAGACCGGCGGAGGTGCCCTTCAGGCGGACCGGGTTGCCGGCGTGCTCGATGTAGAGCTGGCCGCCCTCGAAGTCCTTGAACGATCGGCGGTTAGACGACTCGCGGCTGTTGGTGCTGGTGAGCACGCGCTGGATCGTGGGCGTCTCATCGATCAGCGGGTTGAGTTTCTGGTCGATCCACTTGTTAGCAGACACCTCGCCCGGCAGTACGACCATGATCGGTTGCGGGTTCTCGCACATGGTGTAGCCGAGGATGTTGGCTTCCATCTCCGACTTTCCGAACTGGATCGGCAGCATCGCCACCACGTCGTGCACGGGGCTGCGCGCACTGAAGCAGTCCATGATTTCGACCAGGAGCGGGTTGCGCTCGTTGCGCCACTCGCCCGGGATCGAGCTGCCCTTGCGCGACAAGCGACGATTGCTGGCCGACCACTCACTGACGCGCATCGGCTTGCGTGGGGCGATCGCGCGCGAGAAGGCGCGCGAGATCTCGATCCTGGCGTTGGCGTAGGCCGGGTTCATGCAGTGGCCCGCCCGATCACGGCGAACTTCCTGGACAGGTCGCCGAGCATCTGCTCGAACGCATCGCGCATCTGGACGCGGACCTCGTCCTCGTCGTCGAGGGCGGCCAGCGTCGCCGGCAACGTCGATACGAGCAGCTCAAGGCCGGCGCGCAGCTGCACCACGCCGTCGGCGACTGCGGCCACCACCTCGTCCTTCACGAGCAGTTGGCCCATCTCGACCAGTTCTTCGCGCTGCGCCTTGCGGGCCAGGGCCTCCTCCTTGTCGGCCAGGGCCTTGGCGCGGCGCAGCTGGTGAGGGCTGTTGAACGGCATGTCGCCGTCGTCGTCGCCACCACCGGCCGACACAGGCGGTTCCTGCCCAGCGCTGGCCTGGCCCACCTCGTTGCCCGGGTCGCCGGCTTCCGGCGCCACCTGGCCGCGCCCGGCGGCATGCCGCGCCCGCACCCCGGCTTTGGAGGGGTCGCGGGTCGCCGCGATCCGGGCAATCGACTCGGCCGCCAGCACACGACGGCCGTCGGCTGTCAGCACCAGGCGGCCGTCCTTCCGCAGCTGGGTGACGTAGCTGGGCTTCCAGTTGTGGCGCCTGGCGAACTCGCTGAACGACAGCGTTTCCGGCAGTGGGGCGGCTTCAGCCATGCAGGAAGCCCTCTTCCAGTTTTTTTCGGGAACCGGGGGCTGAGCCCCCTGCGCGCGCACGCGCGAGCGCTCTGCGGCTTCGCCCGCGTCTTGCGGGCAGGCCTGCGCCCAACGCACGGGCGCCCAGGCCCGCCACGCCTACGTCTCTGCGGCATTGCGGCGTCTGCGGGGACGCGCCTCGTGTGCGCGCGCCTACGCACGCGTGTGGGCGCAGGCTCGGGGTGCTACCCCCTCGCGTGCGCGGGCGCGCAGACGCCGCAATGCCGCAGACAGCGCGCAACGGCGGGCTTTCTGGCCGCAAACGTGGCGGCAGGTTTGCCGGCAAACGCCGCAGAGTCATGGGAGCGGGCATCAGGGTTCGCCCTCCCACTGCCCGTTACGGGGTGCCCACGAGTCCGCGTCCTGGCGGTTGCCGTGCACGTAGTCGTTCTTGCGGTTGCGCATGGCGATGATCTCCTCGCCCAACCATGTGGACTCGACCATGCCTTCGGGCGCCGTGTGGCCGAACAGAAGCGTGGACAGCGGGTTGGTGATCCGGTCGGCCTGCAGGTGGCCCTTGCGCTGGGTGCGGATCCCGCGGCGCTTCTCGATCGTGCTGACGAAGCGCTTGATCGATGCCGGCTTCACGCCTGTGTTGGCGCACCACTTCTGATACACCTGGTACCAGTCCTCGGTGAGGCCCGGCATCGGCTTCATCGGCGGCACCTCCCAGTTGGTCAGCGCGTCGATGAAATCGACCGGGCTGTCCTGGGCCAGGCGGATCAGGTCGCGCTTGGCCTCGGTGTCGGGCGGCAGCGTGCCGGGACCGAAGTCGCCGAGATCCACGTTGAGTAAGTAGTCGTGCAGCGCGGCGATACCGCCGTTGGCCAGCTCATCCATGATCGCCTTGTAGTAGGCGGGGTCCTTCTTGGGTGGCGTCCAGATGACGCAGTGGCGGCGATCGTCTTCCTCGAGCACGACCGGCATCTGCTCGTTCGACAGGAAGACCAGGTTGACGTGGTTGACCTCGTCGTAGGCTGCGATGTGCTTCGGGTTGATCCGGATCCGCTGGCCAGTGACCAGGACCTTGAGCAGGTTCTTCTGCTCGAAGCGGTGGGCTTGCGCGACCACCTCGTCGGCGATCAGGAACAGCTTCCGCGAGGCCCAGTCGTTGTGCTTGTCGACCAGGGCGTTCTGGTCGAGGATGCTGCCGTACTGGCCGTAGATGGCCATGACCGCCTCGAAGAACAGGTTCTTGCCGGCGCCCTGGCCACCGTGCACCACCACGGTCGACTTCATCTTCGCGCCCGGGTGCTGCACCGGGTACGCGCACCACCGCAGTACCCACTGAAAGAGCTCGCGGCTGTTGCGTTCCTCGCTGCACAGATAGTGCAGCAGGTCGATCACCTTGTCGCACTTGCCTGGCGCCGGCGTCGTCGGCCAGCCACCCCACAGGTTGCAGGTCACCGCCGGATCCTCGCCGGCGGGATCGAATCCGACTTCGCTCGACCGAACGATGTCGCGGTCGGCGTGTTCCATCCACGCCTTATGCAGCTCCGGCCGCACGCAGGCGTTCTTCATGTCGCCCAGCGGCAGCAGGATGTGCTCGCGGTGATCGAATACCGCGCCGCCGCCGCCATAGATCAGTGAGTACCGCTCGAGCAGTTCGTCGAGGTGCTGGATCGGGCGCAGCTTCGCGCCCCGCCCCCCCGGTTCGGAGGAAGGAACGGCGCGCAGGGCCGGTGGGGCCCACTTGAGTTCCGAGAGTCGGGAACCGACCTGGTTGCCGACCGCGGCCAGGCCCTCCAAGGCGTGGAGGTCGTTGAAGTCGGTGATCTTGTGGCCGTTGGCCGCGTGCTTCGCCTGGCGCCCGTCCTCGTCGGAGAAGATCGGGCGGATCCACTCGCCGCCCACGGCCATCGCCGCAGCGCTGGCCGCCGTGACGCCGGGATTGCCCTCGGTGAAGCAGTCGTCGTCCGCGCAGACCAGAATCTTCGCGCGCTTGTACCGCTTGCGCAGCGCGTCGGCGACGGGCTGCAGGTTGCCGGCGTCGAATGCGCACGCGACCGGGTAGCCCGTCGCGGCATGCAGCGACGCGGCCGTGGCATAGCCCTCAGCCACCAGGACGATCCAGTGCGGGGTGTGGCCGAGCAGGTGGAAGTGGCCCTTCTTGGCCACGCCGGCGGGCCAGAACTCCTTTTCCGGCCGGCGGCCTTCCTTGGCCTGCGCCGCGGTGCGCAGGAACTGCAGGCCATGGATCTTGCCGCCGGTGTCGGTCAGCGGCACGACGGCGGTGCCGTTCTTGGTGAACTTCAGCCCGTAGCCCAGGACACCCTTGCGCTGCAGGTATGGCGATTCGCTCTCGGGCAGCAGCCGACCCCAGGCCTTGGTGGCGGTGTTGCCCGCGGCCTCGGCTTCGCGCTTGCGCTGCTGCTCGGCCGCCTTCGCGTCCGCGGCCCAGGCGCGCTTGAGCGCGTCGCGCTGGTCCGGCGTGAGGCGGCCGGTGTCGTCCTTCGGCAGCGCCACCTTCTGGTGCCCGCTGCTGTTGCCGCGGAACACGCCGTAGGAGCCGACGATCAGCAGCCGGTCGACGCTGGGCGACCACTCCTTGAGCCAGTACCAGCCGCGCTTCTCGCGCCCGCCATCCTGGACGAACACGCGCTGCGGGCGATGGGTGCCGATGCGCAGGCCTTCGCCGGGCGGGATGATCAGGCCGGCATCGAGCAGCTGGCCGAGGACGTCATCGTAGTTCGAGGCCCCGGTGCTCATTTCACTAACTCCGGGGGCCACTGACTACCCACAAAATGCGGCTGTGCTACCCGCATGGGGGCGGACCAGGGGGAGGACCCGCTCCGGAATGAGAGTGGTTCGCATCGAGGCGGGGTCACTGAAATCGCGCCCGCCGCGGCGCAGCGCTCTCCACCCCTACCCGGGGTGCGGGGTTCGACGAGGGCGGAGGGCGGCGTCATGGGGCCGGCCTGCCCAACCAGGTGGCGCGCGCACGCCACTGCGCGCGCATGTCCGCGCGCAGCTGATCCGCCGCGTGGCGCCCGCGGCGCGCAGCAACAATCTCGGTCAACTGATTCACCTTCGAGTCGGTGGTGTACCCCTGGCGCAGGTAGTGCCTGGCCTCACATTCGCGCCGGCGCTGCTCGACGGCAGCCCCGGCCACCGAGGCCACGTAGGCGCGGCAGCCGGTGCCGGTCGTGCAATCGGTCGCGGGGCAGCGCTCGGGCAGCTGCTGGATCTCGGCGTCGCGGTCCTCGAGCGCCAGCTTCGACAGGCGCGCGAGCGCAGCGCCCAAGCATCGGCTGATCGTCAACGCGCACCTCGCAGCAGCAGTTCGCCCTGCCGGCGTGTGGCTGCCTCGGCCTCGACGCGCAGCCGCTCTTGTTCGGCCAGCGCGGCATCACCCTCGAGACCGGGCTCGCTCGAGTAGAGCGCGCGCATGGCCTCCAGCACGCCATTGCGCGATGCCTGGTTGGCCGGCCCATGGCGCTGGTTGCGATAGCCGTGAGGCGGTCGGTTGTGCGGCATGTCAGGACTCCCGCCGCTTCCTCTTCAGCCACTGCCGCACTAGGCGTTCAGCGCGGTGCGACTCGGCGCGCGACGCACGCAACACGGCCACCATGGCGTCGGCCTCGGCCAGCGACAGATCGCCGTCGGCGAGAGCCTCGGCCGTGACGCTGGCCAGCTGGCCGGCATGGGCGGCCACCTGCAGCACCTTGCCCTGCAGGGCCTCCACGCCGCCGCGGCACAGCGCGGACGAAGCGGGCACGGGGTCAGCGGCCACGCCGAACTGCGCGGCCAGCGACTGGATCCAGACGACGGCATGGTCCTGGCCTTCGACCAGCTCCTGCATCCATTCGGTCAGCAGTTCCGCGATCTCCAGCGAAACCGACTCGCCTTCCACGCCGCGCAGCTTCTTGCGCAGGCTCTCGCCCGTGATCGCGCGCCCGCGGCGTTCCGTGAGATGCGACGCGGCGGCATTGACGCCGCCTGGCATCTGCCGCACCGCGTTGTACAGCGCATCGCGCCAGTGGATGTCCGAAGGCCGGCAGGTCACGGCGCACCCTGAAACGCCGCGCGTTTCATCGTGGTGGCCGGGGTGTGGCGGGTTGCACCATGCAGCCCATGAAGCCGACTCGCTACTTCCACCTCGCCGTCGCCCGCATCTTCGACGCACGCACGGGCGCCGGCGCCGTCGCGGCCGTGTTCTTCATCCATCGAGGCGCCGGCCTGCCGGTAGGATGGGAGTGCGACCCCACCACCACTACCGGAGACCGGCATGAGCGAGCTCAGCACCGAGGAACAGGCGATCGCCAAGGGATTGGCCATGGAGGTCGTGCTGCTGGCGCTGATGCGCGAACGGCGGGACGACCCCACGTTCTGGGACAGGATCGAGCGCGTCATGGCCGAGGTCCTCGCGAGGACCGCTTCGCAGCCTTATCGGAACGTGCCCCTAATGGCGGATGCGGCACAGGACTTCCTGGACGCGTGGCGCGACATCGCGGGGTCGGATCCGGCGAAGCCAGCACCGCCCGGAACTCCTCCTTCCGCTCCGCGATGAATCGGAGCGCGGCGAGTTGCGCGGAAGGCATCTCAGCCGACCTCCACGAAGTGCAGCGGCCGGCCGGCGCGGGCGCGCTGGGCCAGCAGGGAAACCCACTCGTCGCTGGTCAGTACCAGGTCGAGCTCGGGCGGGCTTTCGAGCAGGGGCGCATCGAGCAGGCAGGCGATTTCGCTGTTGCCGAGCCGGGCGTCGAGCGGGACGATCATGCGGCGCGGTGATCGGCGGCTACGCGACATGGCTGACCCTCGGGCGTACCGGCACGGTGTAATGGGTGACGCGGCCGTCCTCGCCCCTCGACCAGGCGACATCGGGGCAGAGGTCATCCGCGCGAACTCGGCCGTGGACTGCGTGCTCGATCGCGGGTGCGTACTCACGCAGCGCACGAGGCGGAACGCCAGTCGAGCGCCACTGACGCCGCATCTTGTTGATGAACTGACGGCTAGTGCCGCAGGCCTGGGCGATATGGCCGATGCCGCTGTCGATCTCCGGCAGGGCCGCCGCCGCTTCGATCGCTTCGTCGAGAGGTGTCGTGTTCACGGCGGCGATTCTGAAACCGATTGTTTCCGTTTGTCAACAACCCATAGTTTCGCCGAAGGGCGATAGCCTAGAAACCTATGGTTTCCAAGACAGACATACGCCACCGGTTCGCCGCTTGGCTGGGTGAAGCCCTGGCGGCCAATGGCTTACCCGACGAGCGCGGGCGCTTGAGGGCAGTGGCCAAGCGCTACCACGTGTCGCCGCAAATGGCAGGCAAATGGCTTCGCGGGGAGTCCATGCCCGATGCTGCGCAGATCGGCGTGATTGCCGAGGATCTGACCGGCCCTCTTCCAGGCGAAGCTCCGGTGGAGGTCGAGGCCGCCCAGCGCTACCTTGCGCCCGTGAAGGTGGCCGACCGCACCTTCTCAGTCAGCGAGACGGCGGCCGACTACGTTCGCCTCCCGAGGCTGGCTATGGAGGGGGGCATGGGCTATGGAACTGAGATCGACGGACCGCCGGCGATCGTCGACTACATCGACATCGCCCGCTGGTGGGCTGAAGCGAACCTGCCGAAGCCAATCTCGCGCATCAAGATCATCACCGGCACGGGTGACAGCAACGCGCCGCTCATCAACCACGAAGACATCGTGTTCGTGGATGAGGGCTGCAATGCATTCACCGGCCCCGACCTCTATGTGTTCAACTGGCAAGGTCGAGCGTTGATCAAGCGGCTCGCACCAGACCTGCGTGGAAACTCGCTTCAGATCGTTTCGGCGAACCCCGCCTACCCCCCTGAGACGATAAGCCTGCAGGAGATCGACCAGTTGCACATCGCAGGAAGGGTCGTTGCGTGGTACACGTTGCGCCGGCATTGATACGGCGATTTAGCTGGATTCCAACGACACCTCAGCGATTTCTTCCATCGTGACTTGCGGGCAATCATGGTCGCGGTCACCAGGCTTTTGGAGCCCGACGCAGCTGGCCGGGCATTTCTCCAGGAACGCCTGCCATTGATCCTCGAATCCAGTCAGGTCGAACGTCTCCTCGCGCCGATCACCTATCGTCTGGTGGATCGTCAGAAGCAGGCGATCGCGCTTTCTCATTGAGCTCAAGAACTGGGCAGCCTGATCGAGTGGCACCGTGGCGGCGTAGCGGCTGCCATCCCAGCGTTCCATGATGCGAGCCTTGTCATGATCGAAGCGGGTCGAGACGTAGATGGCATCGTCGCTCTCGGTGTACAGGTTGCCTCGCGTGGGGAAGAAGTGAACCGGCAACAGAAGGCGAGGCGTCAGCCTGCCGCGAACAGGACAGTCGATAGACACGGTAAGTTGATCAGCGATGCCGGTCGCCTCGAGACGATGATGGGTCTTGTCCGTCATCCGATCGACCGTGGCCTGGACACTCCACGCTGACTCGACCTGCACAGGCTCAGGCAAGGGCTGTGGATCCGTTGCTATGCCTCCATCCGGGCCCCCTTGACCGCAGGACGCAAGAAAGCCAGCCAACGCCAGCGCTACCACCTGCTCCCTGCGCATCACGCCCCTCCTATTCGAGCTCGAAAGCCAGGCCGTCAGGATGCCCGGACAAAGCGAAACTATTGGTTGTTGACAGAAGGGAAACTTTAGGTTTCTAATCCGCTCGCCAGCCCACCAGCTGGCGGGCGACCGGCGGGTCGCCACCCGCCGGGCCCCTAGACCCGGTCGCGGAAACCAGCCCTCCCCAGCTGGCCCGCACGGCGACCCGCCGGCGCTCTCACCTACCAGGAGAGCGCAAATGCAGGACCCCCGGATCATCGTTCCGGACGCCACGATCCCCCTGAAGGTTCTGGCGGACGGCTACCAGGCAGACTCCCGCGACACCGCGGTCACCGACCACGTCGCGGTGCTGTACCCCGACACCGGGTGGACGGTCGCCCGCCACGCGCTGGCCAAGGCCGGCAAGCCGCACCCGACGGCCGACGCGGTCGACAAGGCCGCCAAGCAGCTGCAGCTGCTCGACTTCGACGACTGGTTCAACGCCCCGCTGGACGAGGTGTGGCTGCGGCACGTGCTCAAGCACGACCGCTACAACCCGGCGGTCGACACGAACCTGTTCCCCGACCTTCCGCGCACCGACTGGTTCTGGACCGGCACGACCACGCCGTGGTCTGCGGCGTCCGCGTTCTACGTCCACCTCTACTTCGGCTACGTCAGCGACGGCCGCCGCAACGACAGCGGGTTCGGGTTGGCGTGCCGTCGTGCCCGTCAGTAATTGGCCCTTTGCCTAGGAGCTCGTCATGTTCAGCATGATCGATCCTGTCGGCATCGGCCTCGATGCCTGCGAATCCGAATCGCTCCCGCCTGCTGCCGTGCGCTGCCTGCGCGCGGCCGCCGGCCACGAGCACCAGCGCGCCTCCGCGCTGAACCTGCGCGGCAGGGATGCCCGCAAGCCCAGCCTGCGCCGCATGGGCCACCTGTGCGCCATGAGTGCGCGCTTCGAGGCCACCGCGGCCGACCTCGCCATGGAGGCCCGGTGATGGACACGCTCAAGCTTCCGATGGGCGACCGCGGCATTGCTGTCGAGATCTCCATCCACGATCGCAACCGCGTGCTGGCCCGCATCGTCGACACGGTGAGCGACAAGCACCACGCCCTGGCCTTCGCCGGATGCGGCAGCGACGAGGTCTGGGTGTACGACGACAGCCTCGTGGCCGGCGTGCATGTCCAGCTCCCGCCGAACCGCGTCGAAGAGGCGGCCAGGTGGTTCGCGGCCCGCGGCATCGAGGTCATCGATGAGCGCACCGTGGCCGAGCCGGCGGTGCACTGATGGGCGCCGTCATCCACCTCCCGACCGACGTGCCGCGTTTCCGTGCCGGCATAGCCGCCGTCCGCGCGCGGGCACGCGGCTTGGGGTGCACGGCCGAGGCGCGCAAGCGGGCCCTGCAGACGCTCCTGGACGAGATGCAGGCCGGTCGGTCCTCCGGTGCAGCGGTGGCGCTGGCCAACAGCACGCTGCTGCCCTGGCGTGCCTCGGCCCGTGGCGGTGCCGCATGAGCGGCTACTTCGACCCGTTCGCCTTCCTCCTGGGGGGCATGGTCGGCGGCCGCGGACCGGAGCCGATGACCAACGCCGGGCGCTACCTGCGTCAGCTCGAGCGCGCCGACCTATGCTTCCAGCGGAACGACGAAGCCGTCTCGGACGAGATGACCTGCGCGCTGCGCCGGATCCAGCTCACCAGCGCCAGGGACGGCTCCGCGTGAGCGTGCCCCTCGTCCACATCCCGACCGGCCACGGCGAAGCGGTGCTCTGCCTGCAGATCCACCGCGGCACCGTCTGGGCCGGCCTCTACCCGTCGCTCGCGGCCGAGGCACCGCTGCAGATCGGCGTGGCCTCGCGCCGCACACCCGCGCGCCGCGTGGGCCGCAACCTGGTGATCGGCGGCGAGCATTTTCCCTTCCACAGCACCCAGCTGCGGCGGGCGATCGTCTGGCTCGACCACCACGGCGTGCGCACCAGGGAGGCCGCCGAGACGGCCCGGGCGGTGGCGCGATGAACACCTGGACGCTGCTCACGGCGGACAACGCCCGCCTGCACCAGCTGATCGACGCGCGCACCGCCGCCCAGACGCGAGGCGATGCCGCCGAGGCGCAGCGCCTGGAGCCCGAGATCGAGCGGCGAATCCAGATGATCGGAGCGCGGCCATGAGCCTGCTCGCGCGCCTGGGCCGCCGGCCCTCCGACTGGCACGGATCGCTCGCGTTCCTCTCGATCGTCCACTGCCCATTGCGCACGGACGTGCCTTCGCCCCTGGACAACGTCGAGCGCTACCACGAGTTCCGCAAGCGCTGGCGATCGCCCATCGGCAACACCTGGTCGTGGCCGCAGGACACGACCCCCGAATCCCGGCCGGCACGCGCCGGCGATCCTCCCGGAGCCTGACCCATGCAAGCCCAGACCTACACGCCCACCATCCGGGCGGCGCTGCTGGCCGCCCTCGACACCCCGACCCGCACGCTGCGGCGCTGTCAAAACGGCTTCATTGCCGTCGGTAGCCGCAGCATCACCACCAGCGCACCGAAGCTGTTCCAGGCCTTCACCAAGCGCGCGGTCAACCAGCTCGAGCGCGAAGGCCTCGCCCGGTTGGACGACCCGGATTCGCCCAGCACTGCCACGTTGACCGACGCCGGTGTCGCGGCGGCTGAGCAACTGAAGGCCCAGCAGCAGGGCAAGGCGGTGCGCTCGTGAGCGGCCGCTCTTTCACCGTATACCGCGAAGTCGAAGTCGATGTGGATCTCGATCTCGACGAACTGGCCGAAGGATTGGAGCCGGCCGACGTCGCGCACTTGATCAGCAAATGCGGAATGCCTGCCCACGGGGTTGTTTGCCCCATGGGCCTTGGCGATGGCGACGAATCGCGGATCAGTCGAATCGTTGACGAAGCCGAACGCGCGGTTCGGCGCATTCCCCACATCCCGCGTGAGCTTGCCGACATGTTCTGGCACGTCCACGGGAGGGCGCTGGCATGAGCGACATCACCGTAGACGCCGTGCGCGCGCTTGTGCGCGACAAGGCCGCCATCACGCAGGCCGAGCTGGCCTTCTACCTCTTCGGGCTCGATATCGAGGTCCTGTCGCGTGGAGGTCGCATGGTGATCCACCACACCATGCTTGCGGATGGTTGGAGAGCCCGGCGCATCCGGGGTGCCGACGGCGCTGATGTTGCCGAAACCCCGACCTATCACTACGACCGACCGGATCACCCGCAGTCGTGTCCAGCCAGCTTCACCCAGGTCTACAGCTTCAGCGGCGACCCGGATGCCATCCCTGCCGACGGCCGCCGCTACACGCTCGTCGAGTCGACGCCTACGGCGATCACGATCCTGCAGGACGCTCGCCAGGCCATCCTTGATCGCGCTGCCACGCGCGACCTGCAGGCCGAGCGCAGCATGGCCCGGGCCGTGGCCGCCTTCAATGCGATCACCGGCCAGCAGCTCACCGAGACGCAGGGCTGGCTGTTCATGGTGCAGCTGAAGGCGGCGCGCGCCACTGCCGGCGCGCACAACCTGGACGACTACGTCGACGGCGCAGGCTACTTCGGCCTGGCGGGCGAATCCGCGGCGCGCGAGGCCTCGACGGCGGCGGAGGGCCAGCCGGCATGAACAGCCCGGACCAGGACCTCATCCAGCGCGGCAATGCCGGTATCGCGGAAGGCACGGAATGGTCGCCGACGCCCAGCGCCGCACCGGCGCCGGCGCCGCTGCCCGGCTATCCGACCGCCGCGGACCTGCCCGACACGCCGGCCAGGCCGGCGACCTTCGAGGACATCCTGCGCCGCGCGCAACGTGCCGCGCTGGTCGACACCGGCGCGGCCCTGGTGCTGGGCGTGGTGATCGGCCGCCTCTGGCCGGTGGTGTTCCCGTGAGCCGCGCCATCCCCAGCCTGGGCATCAACTACGCGATGCCGGCGCAGGACCGCGCCTCGCTGCAGGTGTGGCGCACGGACCGGTTGCCGACCAGCACCGGTACGGCGACCGCACACAAGGAGCCCGAGCGCCAGCGCATCGCGGCCGACATCGAGGCATTCCTCGCTCGCGGCGGGCAGATCGAACGCCTGCCGACGACGCCCGTCGGGGAAGGGTTCCAGGACCTCGAGCTGGAGCGCTACCGCGAGAAACGCGCGAAGGGACGCCGCCGCCAAGCCCTCGACCGCATGTCGCTGGACGAGGACGAGTGAGCATCAAGCCCCTTCCGGCGCCACAGGACTACGCCCGCCAGTTGCGCCTGGCGCGACGCGCCCTGCGCAAGGCCCGCGACCTGCTCGACCAGGCCGAGCGCGTCCTCCACGACCTTCCCGACAGCCAGTGCCCGACCGGGCTGCTGGAGCACATCCGCCGTTTCAACCGAGCCCCAGGAGGCCAATCATGAGCGACCCCACCGACCAGGCGCAGACCCTGGAATCCACGGCCACGCCGCCGAGCGTGTTCATCCACATCGCCGGCGACGTGAACGTCCACGCTGGCGCCAAGCGCGACCCCTCGTTGTCGATCCTCGGCGCGCTTCCGCTCGGCGGCGCACTTGCCCAGGCGCTGCGCGGCGCGCTGGATGGCCAGCCGCTCGAGAAGAACCAGCCGCCGGCGGCCGCGCCGTCGATCATCGTCCGCGACCCGGCCCAGCCGCTGAAGGTCATGGCTGACGGCCACCAGGTTGACGCGCGCGAGAAGGTCACCGACCACGTCGCCCTGATCTTCCCCGAGACCGGGATCTGGGTGCACCCGAACACGCTGGCGCGCGATGGCGGCAAGGCCTTCGAGAACCAGCCGGACACCGAGACGGCGGCGAAGGCGCTGCGCGTGCTGGACTATGACGACTGGTTCCTGGCGCCGGACACGGTCTACGACCGCCACGTGATCGACCGCCGCTTCCACAAGCCGGCCGCCGATTCGAATCTCTATCCGAACCTGCTGCTGACCGACACCTACTGGACCAGCACGGTGACGCCGTGGTCTGCGGCGTCCGCGTTCTACGTCCTCCTCGGCAACGGCTACGTCGGCGGCGGCCTCCGCAGCAGCAGCGGGTTCGGGTTGGCGTGCCGTCGTGCCCGTCAGTAATTTGACCTCTGTCGCCTGACATGGCCTCGCGCTTCCAGCCGCCGCCGATGGTCGATGCCGCGCGCCGTCTATGCGCGGAGGTCGAGCAGATCGTGCGTGACTTCCCGCAGTACCACCGCTACCGCACGGGCGACAAGTTGCGCGACCTGGCGGACGAGGTGCTCATCTGCGCGATGCGCACGTGGCGCAAGAAAGACAATCGGCTTCGCCGTGCCGAGGACCTGGTCGACGCCGTCGATCGGTTCAAGGAGCGCCTGCAGGTGTGCAAGCAGGCGCATGCCTTCAAGCGCTTCGCCCAGTTCGAGCGGCTGTCAAAGGCCGCGCACGAACTGGGGGCGCAGGCCGGCGGCTGGAAGAAAAGCGTCGAGCAGCACCCCAACACCCAGAATGCGCAAGCCGATGGCGTAGCGCAGCGTGGTGAGAGACTGAGTACCCGCGCCGCCCGATCGAGGGCCAACGCATGACGACGCCACGCTATCCCTCCGGGGCCTGCGTGGCCGGGTCTCAAGTGCGCGGGGAGACGCCGTGGTCTGCGGCGTCCGCGTTCAACGTCAACCTCAACAACGGCAACGTCAACAACAACCACCGCAACAACAGCGGGTTCGGGTTGGCGTGCCGTCGTGCCCGTGAGTCTCAGGGTGCCGGGGGCGTGCAGTACCGCGCCCTCTACAACGCCTACCAGGATGCGCGACGCGGCAAGCAGCCCAGCTACGACAAGCTCCGCTTCGACGCCCACTTCATCGATGGCCTGCTGTACCTGCAGCGGGAGCTCAACGCCGGCACCTGGGCGCCGGCGCCTTCCACCTGCTTCGTGGCCACCCGGCCGAAGGCGCGAGAGATCCATGCGCCGGCGTTTCGGGACCGCGTGGTGCATCACTGGCTCGTGCCCCAGCTGGAAGCCATCTACGAGCCGCGCTTCATCGCCCACAGCTACGCCAACCGCGCCAGCAAGGGCAGCCACGCCGCCGTGCGCTACGCGCAGGCCTGCGTGCGCCAGGTGCACTCCGGCCAGGGCGGCGGCTGGTACCTGCAGCTGGACATCGCCAACTTCTTCAACAGCATCAGGCGCGACAAGCTCTGGGCGATGCTGAAGCCGGTCCTGCTGCGGGCGCGCCTGCCGCTGGAGGCCCAGATGGCGACCCACGCGCTACTGCGAGGCTCGGCCCTGCAGGCCGGTGTTCGGCTGCGCGCCACGCCCGAACAGCTGCAGCTGGTCCCCGCACACAAGCGCCTGGAGAACGCGCCGCGCCGATGCGGCCTGCCGATCGGCAACCTGTCCAGCCAGTTCTTCGCCAACGTGTTCCTCGATGCGCTCGACCAGTTCGTCAAGCACGAGCTCAAGGCACAGCGCTACCTGCGCTACGTGGACGACTTCGTTCTCTTCCACCACGACCGGGCGCAGCTGGTGGAGTGGCAGCGCCAGATCGAGGCTTTCCTCACCGACACTCTGGACCTGCGCCTGAAGGACGAGGTGAAGCTGCGCCGCCTCGACGACGGCCTCGACTTCCTGGGCTACGTCATCTATCCGACTCACACCCGCGTGCGCCGGCGGGTGGTGGCGCACCTGCAGGAGGCGCTCGCCGCGTGGGAGGCCGCCCACGTCCGCGGCCAGGCCCTGCGCGGCACCCCGGCCGACTTCGACCACATCCGCACGGTGCTGGCCAGCTACGCCGGTCACCTGCAGCACGCCGCCACCCGGCGCCTCTGGCGCCGCCTGGAGCGGCGCTTCCCCTGGATTCCGACCGCGGCACGGCCGCGGCGCTTCTCCCATCGCCTGCAGGGCAGGCACATCACGATCAGGAGCTTCCGATGAAAGAACCCCGCCGGTGCCGCGACTGCGGCTGCACCGATCTGCAGGCCTGCCCGGGCAGTTGCCACTGGGTCAGCGAAGACCAGTGCAGCGCGTGCGCCCAGTCGATCGCCACCATCGACCGGTTGAAGCGCGCCGCCAAGCGCATCAAGAAGGACCACGGCATCCAGCACATGAAGGCGCTGGACGTGGCCGCCCGGGAGCATGGCTTCAGCAACTACGTCCACGCCCGCCGGGTCATCGAACGGAGGGCGCAGGCATGAATCGATCGATCATCGTGCATGGCCCCCAGGCCTGCGGTAAGACCCGCAACCGCGTCGCGCTGGCACGTCACTACGGCCTCTCGCAGATCCTCGACGACCAGGATCCGCATGCGCTCCCGCCCGGCGTGTCGATCGACGCGCTGATCCTCACGAACGTCGACCTCACCGGAACCGCATATGTCGGTTCGATCCGCTGCGTCCCCTACACGCAGGCGGCCCGCGAGGCCGGCGTCTTCAACCCCGTCAACCAGACTGATACGGAGTGACGCCGCCCATGCAGACCGAACAGACCATCATCGCCGTTCCGCTCAACCGCCTCAGCCTCTCGCCCGACAACTCGCGCAAGCGCCGCTCCCCGGCGCACATTGCCGCCACCCTGGAATCGCTCAAGGTCCACGGCCAGCTGCAGAACGTGGTCGTGACGCCGGGCCCCGACCCCGAGCACTACCTGGTGGACGCCGGCGGCACGCGCCTGCTCGCGCTCCAGTTGGGTGTCGAGCGCGGCGAGATCGCCGCCGACTACTCGGTGCTGTGCCGCCTGATCCCGGCGGCCAGTGCGCTGGCGGCCAGCACTGCGGAGAACGTCATCCGCGAGGACATGCATCCGGCAGACCAGTTCCGGGCGTTCCACCGCATGGTCGAAGCCGGCCAGTCCACGATCGAGATCGCGGCGCACTTCAGCGTGGCCGAGTCCGTCGTAGTCGGCCGTCTGAAGCTGGCCAACGCCGCTCCCGAGCTGTTCCAGCTCTACGAGCAGGGCGACATGAAGCTCGAGCAGCTGCAGGCGCTGGCGCTCACGGATGACCACGACGCCCAGCGTCGCGCCTGGTTCGGCCAGAAGGGCGCGAAGATCGAGCACGACTGGCAGCGTCGCCCGGACGAGATCCGCAAGCGCATCACCTCGCGGGAGATCGGACCGGACAACCCGCTAGTCAAGTTCGTCGGCGTCGAGCGCTACGAGGCCGCCGGCGGCGGCATCCGCCGCGACATGTTCTCGCCGGCGGTGTACTTCAGCGATGCCAAGTTGCTGGAGAAGCTGGCCGCCGAACGGCTGGAGGCGATCGCCGAGGCCGAACGCGCCGCCGGCTGGGCTTGGGTCGATACTCACCTCGAGCTCGACTACAGCGGCCAGTCCCGCTATGGCAGCGGGCCGTTCCACGCCACCCGCCGAGATCTCAGTCCCGCCGAGAAGAAACGGGTTGCCGCGATCCAGAAGCGCCTGGATGAGATCGGCCGCCTGCAGGGTGACGACGACGCCGATGGCGACGCGTACGACGCGCTGGAAGCGGAGTCCGATGAACTGAGCGCCGAGCGTAAGCAGCTGCAGGAAGCCCGGGAAACGTGGACCTCGGAGGCCAAGGCCAAGACCGGCGTCCTGATCTACATCCATCAGCACTACGGCCTGCAGGTCGAACGCGGCCGCCTCAAGCCTGGCCAGAAGATCAGCGGCGGCAAGGTGCAGGGCGGCAAGGACGCCGGCCCGAAGAAGCCCGTGCTCAGCCAGGACATGCTCGCCCGCCTGGAGATGCAGCGGGCAGCGGCCATCCGCGAGCACATCGCGGCCCGACCGGCGGACGCGATCACGTTGCTCCTGCAGGTCCTGCTGGCCGAACTGCTGCCCGGCCGCGGCTCCAGCCCCCTGTCCGTCAACGCCACCAACCAGCACCTGGAAGACGCCCGCGGCAAGTTCGAGGAGATCAAGGGCGCGCCGGCGCGCAAGGCGCTGGAGGTGCGCGCGGCGAAGTGGCTGCAGGCGATTCCGAAGAAGGCCGACGAGCTGGTGCCATGGCTGGACAAGCTGCCCCTGGAACAGCGGCACGAGCTGCTGGCCTTCCTGGTCGCGCTCTCGCTTCCGGTCGCCCAGCACCGAGGCAAAGAGCTCGCCGCCCGGTTCGGCGTCGACATGGCCACGTGGTGGCAGCCGACCGCAGAGACCTACATCGGCCTTGTGCCGAAGTCCCTGCTGGCCGAGGCCGTCGCCGACGTCGCCGGCAAGCCCGCCGGCGAGGCACTGCTGGCCAAGAAGAAGGACGCCGCGATGGCCGAGACCGCCAAGCAGCTGGCCGGCACAGGCTGGCTGCCGAAGCCGCTGCGCGGCGACGGGTATGGCCAAACCAAGGCGGCGCCCACGGGTGCTGCGCCCGCGAAGGCCTCGACCAAGAAGCCTGCTGGCAAGGCGACGGCAAAGAAGGTGGCCGCCAAGAAGACGCCACCGCCCAGGACATTCAAGACGGCCAAGAAGAGTCCGGCGAAGAAGGCCGCGAAGGGTGGTGCCCGGTGATCGCCGCGACCGCGCCGTCGGCACACGCGGCCGAGCACCTGCCTGCACTGTGGAAGGCCGAGGCGTCTGAGCTGCGCAGGAACGCACGCGAGGCCCGCGCGCACGAGAGTGCGACCGTGGACGATTTTGCCCGCGCCGATCGCCTGGACATGAAAGCCGACGGCAAGCACGAGTGCGCCGACGAGCTGGCCGCCTCCTTGGCGCGGCCAGCCTCTCAACCGGCTGCGACGCCTGCGGCGACACCAGTTCGGTATTTCGCCTATGACGGCGACAACGGGGATTACACCGCACCCATCGACGGGTGGCAGACGATGGAGTCCTGCCCGATCAACACCCCCGTGCTTCTCTGGAGCAACGACACCTCAGAAAAGGTAATCGGCTACAAGCCCGGGGACGCTCCGCATCCGGAGTGCGTCATCGTGGCCAGCACCGCCGCGTATGCCGACGCCTGGCATCCCATGCCGCCCGATCCCGAGGCCGAGCAGGAGGAACCTGCATGACTCCGGCCGACGATCGTACCCGTGAGCTTCTGGCCTTAGCCCAGAAGCTGGCCGACCGCTGGAACAATGCCGAGATGGCGCCGGTGGTGGGACACGTCGGAATCACCAAGGACGAGATCGACAGGCTGTACTCGCTTGCTTGTAGCCTTCCGCTGGATACCCCGACCACCGTCGGGGAGGCGGCACGCAATCCGAACCATCCATTCGTGGAGCGCATTGACGAGGCCGGCGTGAGGAACATCTCCTTGCGCGTGGGTGGCAAGGCAGAAAGCTTCGGCCGCCTGCGATTGATGTTGATGCTGTCCACCGTGGCCCTACGCGAATGCCTGCGTCACCTTGGCGTGTCGCCACATATGGGCCCCGCAGCCGTAGTCGTGAAGATGCTGGAACGCGACTTCATCGCCATGCGCGACGCGCTGGTCGCCGAGGGTGATTCCGGTGCATACCTTTTCCGGAAGCGCGGCCGCAAGCGGATCGACCCGCACCTGCGCCGGTTCATGCTCAGCGGGATTCTGTTCGTTGCCGACGACGAGCCGCGGGAACACAGCTTCGCGTGTCCCATGTCATCGACCCGCACGCGGAAAGGTGCCACCGATGCGCTCTGACCGCAGCCAGCTCGACATCATCCTCGACCGCCCGCCGACTGCGGCCGACTATCGCGCCGCCGCCGAGGCTGCCCTCTCCAATCCACTGGAGTCGCAGGAACAGCGGCAGCGCCGGCACGACCACTACTTGGCCGAAGCCAAGCGCCTTGAGGCGACCGCGCCATGAGCGCCCAGCCCAGCACCAGGTGCCGGCTCTGTACCTGCCTGCTCGACCCGGCCAGCAGCGGCGACGACCTCGTCCGCGGCGTCTGCGGCGACTGCCGCAAGCACCCGGCGGCAAAGAGTCTGGGCCCGTTAGCGGCCGCTCCGAAGGCATCCTCCGGCCCGCTCGAGTTCACCGCGGCCGAGAAGGCACTGATCCGCCGGGTACACGGCTACATGCCCGCAGCGCAGCTGCTCTCGCTGCTCAACGAACGCCTGCAGGCGGACGGCCGCGCGGGCACCCAGCTCCACACGATCGAGCAGTTGCACGCCGAAACGCAGGCGCTGCCTGCCGCCGCCGCCGGCGCCGACTGGACGAGCCTGCGCAAGCTGCTGGCGAAGGCCCGGCGCGATGGCCTGCTGGAGCGGATCACGGCCCAGGTGATCGACGACTTCGCCGTGGTGTTCGCCCTGTCCCCGGCGCAGGTCCTGCGCCTGAAGGACGTCGTCCTGACCGCCAAGGAGGCCGACCATGGCCGATAACCGCAAGACGCCAGCCGTGCCCGGCAACCGCCGCGGCGTGATCCAGCGCACCGAGCTGGTCGAGGCCTACCTCGACCTCGGCGGCCAGCTGATCGACCTCGAGGACTACGCCACCACCGGCCTGCGCATCGTCGCCGTGGGCCCCAGCGGCGTCGGCAAGACGAACGCCGGCCTTTACATCGGCGAGCAGCTCGCCGACCAGGGCTGGCTCAGCGTGCTGGTGGATCCGGAGGGCGAGATCGAATCCATGTACGGCGAAGCGGTCTCGCCGGCCGAGCTGGAATCGATCCTCGAGAAGCGCGATCGCAAGACCGTCGTGGTCGCCGCCCGCGACGCCACCGAGTTCATTCCGTTCGGACAGGTCATCCTCGAAGCCGCGGACACGCACCGTAAACCGCTGTTCGTGATGCTCGACGAAGGCCAGGTGTTCAGCGCCAGCCGCAAGCGCAAGAACGATGTCGGCGTGGCCTCCGACCTGGTGAACGAGTTCGCCCAGCGCGGCCGCAAGCGCGCCCTGGACCTGTTCCTGACCGCGACCAGCTTCACCGGCTCGCTGCATCGGCATATCTTCGCCAATAAGAACCTCAGCCTGATCGGCTGCCAGGAGGATCCCGCCGCATGGGCGGCGCTGGCGCCCCAGTTCCGGTCGTCGAAGATCGAGTTCAGCCACCTGGCCGCGCTGGGCCCGGGCGAGTTCTTCTGCTTCAGCCGCCGCGGCGTCGAGAAGGTCTCCATGCCGATGGCTGAGGCCATGCGTCAGGTGGCCCTGCAGGCTCCGAAGATCCGGCCGGCGTTACCAGCGACTTTCAGCCAGTGGGACCGCGCCATGCGTGACATCCAGACACTGCGCCTGCAGGCGCTGTCTGAGCCGGTGGTGGACCTTCTGGCTACCGTCGCCGGCCTCTCGCCACAGCAGGTGCTGTCGGGCCGGCGAG